TGTCAGCCGGGACCGGGTTGTCGTAGGCCAGACAGGCATCGTCCTCGATCCCGAACATGGGCAGGAGCACCTGATTGAGAACGTCCTCGTCCATTCTGAGCAAGGGGAGGATGGTGGACTCACGCCACTGACTGAACCCTGCGCGTGCTGAAGCCAGGTTCGGATCGTTCGCCTTCATCATCGAGACAGGCACGCCGAACACCGCAGCGATCTCCTCGACGATCTCCTCGCGACCGCTCAGATCCTTCGGCGGGAAGTTCAGGGGGGTGAACTGCACGTCTCCGCTGACGGTGAGGAACTGCCCGGACTTCCGGGTTCCCCTGAGCCTCTCGCTGACATGCTGCTCGAAGACATCGAGATCTGCGCGTCGGTGTGGCCCATTGACCACGACCGCGTAGTCGGGCCGGGCGTGGTTCTCGAAGGTCGCAAGGTCCATCTCATGCACGGCCTGATTCGCGGCGACGGATCCATAGGCTGCCTCGACCTTGCCCAGACCGTAGAACAGGTTCTCAGGGTTCGGCCTCTTGAAGTGGATCACCTCATCAGGCTCGAACCTAGCGGCCTGCATGTCATCGGCTCCGTAGACGTAGCCATCGACGAAGTTGTCCTTTGAGGGGATCACCTGCATCCACTGGCTTGGCATCGGCCAGAGCTGAGTCGGCACGCCAAGGGTTGGATCGATGACTGGATGGAGGTAGGCGTTGCCGGTCAGCTCCTGATACAAGGTTCTCAGCAGGGTGAGGTCGAAGCCGTTGTAGACGTGGTTGGCCTTCCGAAGCACCTCGATCAGCGGGTGCGTCTCGGTGACCTCGACCATGTCCTCGCCCATCTCCATGACCTTGTTGATCACGCTCGAAGATGGTCGCACGTCACCCTGACCGTCTCCCATCATGTATCGCTTCCGGGAGGCGTTGACCTTGCGCGTCCTCCACAGGGACTTCTGCTCCGAGTCTTGCCTGACGTACAAGCGCAGCGGTGTGGCTGCGACCGCCGAGGCGTTGATCCATGCAGCAGCGTAGACCCACGAGCGGAACGACTTGACCGCGACCCTGTAGTTGAACGGGGGCTGGGCTGACCCTTCGCGCCCCATCTGGTCAACCATGCGGATGCTTGAGGCGTTGTACTTGTCAGTGTCGAAGAGTCGCTTGATCAGGTTGATCATTCAGATAATCCTATACGAGAAACGTCCTGCCAGTTTCTCCTTGGCTCGCACTGCGAGGGCCAAGGCGCACACGCCATCGTCGTGACTTCCCTGCGGCGCGGAGTAACGCACTCCGGTCCGGGTGTGCTCGAACTCGAAGATGTCCAGCTCGGCGCGGAGCCAGTTGTCCGGGAAGCGGACCTCCTGCGCTGAGATGCTGGCGGCGAGTCCTTCCATGAGTTGTTGCTTGCTTGTCGCGGTGAACTTGAAGCCCTCGACTTGAGGGAGTCGCTTCTGCAACTGCTCAACGACAGGATCGCCGAGGCCGGTCGAGTCAACCGTTGCCCAGCCATCTCCGACGATGTTGCAGATCCGCTCAATGGTTGTTGTCCAGTCGGTGCCATGCCAGCGATCGCAGACCGCTACAGTACCTTCATCGTCCAAACCGATCACCGCCGTGTAGTCGATGCTCTTGGCCAGGTCGATTCCGAAGACCACCGGCACCCCCTTCGAGACGGTCGCGATGCAGTCCTGTATCGACTTGATGCCGAACGGGTTGGCCCCGTCATCGGTCGGCTCTGCCAGATACAACTCCTTGAAGATGTGCTCCGGCAGGATCCGCTTGGCATCCTCGACCTCTTCAGCTTCGAGGACTCCGGCATCCACTGCGTCGTATGCGGTGAGCTTATGGTAGGCCATGTCAGCAGTACCAGCTTCGGCAAGTCGGGCCAGATTGAAGGCCCAGTTCCTGCGGCCCTTGACGTTCCCGATGATCCGAACAGGGCCACGGGTGGCGGTCAGGGTGGAGCGCACCGCGATCCATGCGTCCTCCTTGCATCGGGTGGCCTCGTCGATGACAGCCGCGTGAACGTCCTCACCGTAGAGGCTGTCGGTATGGTCCGCCCCCTTGAACCAGATCTTGGCACCGTTCCAGAGTTCGATCCACAGATCCGAGTCGTGGTGCTTCCAGATGCGCTTCTGGTTGTCGGCCTGCGTGAGCATGGACTTCATCCGGGCGAACCCGATGGCCTTCGCCTGAGAGTAGACCGGCGCGACCCACCAGAACGCCATGCCCGGCCCGCCAGTGTTCCACGCTTGTTGAAGCAGCCACGTCAGGCAACCGGCGGTCTTGCCTGACTTGGTGCTTGCCTCGATCACCACGACCCGTGCCTTGTCAGCGATCGCGGCGTGCTGCTTCGCGTAGGGCTGGGGCAACTGGAGCGTCGGAGCTGGTGGCACCTCAGCACCCCCTTCGGATCAGCGGACGCACTAGAAGCCATCCTGGCTCGTCTTGGGCCATTCTCGACGCAGCCGTGTGATCACCTGACTGATAGCGGACTCTGAGACCCCTCGAGCCCGTGCGATCTGCGCGGCACTGAGCCCTCGCATCACCAGCGGCACGGTGTCCTGAGCAGCAAGACCCAGCAAGAACGGCGGGATGGTCAGGGGCTCCTTGACCTCTGGCTCGTAGACCTGATCGGGAACACGTCCCACGCTCATCACGACGCGGACGCACTTCCGCCGCATCCACTTCCCGGCCACCTTGTTGCGGTCGATTCGATACCCCTCGTGGTGCATGTACTTCGTCCAGACAGGATCGAAGAGGCGAGGAGTGAGGAAGGTGCATATGGTTCCCATCGTCGGGTCGAAGTCCGCCAACTTCTTGATCGCGATCAGGTACGCCTCGTGGACGATATCATCGAACGTCCACCGGGGAAACCAGCTCAACCGAGGGCGGACCCACGCCTTGATCAGGACGTACAGGTCCAGATGGTCTATCTGGTCGGGTTCCATTCGATCGGTGCCAATTCGATGCGGTCGGTGGCTCGGCCTTCGTCGAGACGCTCGACGCGATCGAGCACCTGAGCCGCGTCAAGGTTGTCGCGCTGCATGGCCCGGAGGATCTCCACCGCCCTGAGCCGTTCACGGTCCCCCTTGGACTCGTCGCTTGCGATCTTGGCGCACATGGCGGGGAGTGCCGCCTTCCATGCGTCCGGGATGTTCCAGTTGTTCGCGACCGCCTGCCTGATCATCGTCAGGCTGCTCCGGGCCGGGGCTTCCCCCTGACCCCCAATCCATTCCGGCAGGTTCTCATCGTTCGCTTGCTGGCCCATGTTTATCATATCGGCTACTCCTCGATCCGTTCAGCTTGCTCACCTGTCTGATTCTCCCACCGCTTGACGATCACGTCGCAGTACCTGGGTTCGATCTCAATCCCGAAGCATCGACGCTCAAGGTCGTGCGCGGCGATCAGGGTGGACCCGGAGCCAGCGAACAGGTCAAGCACGATCTGCCCGGTTTCGCTTGATGCTCGGATGGGTATCTTGATCATGCCGACCGGCTTGGCTGCGTTGTGCTCTCGTTCGGTATGGGACACTCGCGAGAATCGCCAGATGTTCGGCACGCCATTGACCGGCCTCTCGGCTTGGGATCTCTTGATGGTCGTGGTCTGCTCTGGCGTGTTGGCGAAGAACCAGACAAGCTCGTGGCAGTTCTGGTACATACCCCCCACGCCACCGTCGCCCTTGTCCCAGACGATGAGGTTCTTGGTGACCAGCTTGACCTCCCTGCTCATGCCCTCGATGGTCATGGCACTGTGCCAGTCGCAGCAGGTGTAGATGTGGCCCTGTGGCTTGGTCACTCTTCTGCACTGAGCAAGGACATCTCGGAAGAACGGGCGCACCATCTTGTCATCCGCGATCTTGCTCACGCCGGTGCTGTTGCCGAACAGGGCATAAGGCGGATCGGTGAAGACCATGTCGGCCTTGTTCCCATCCATGAGCCGATCGACGTGCTCCCTCTTGACCGAGTCACCGCAGAGCAGCCGGTGGTGTCCCAGAATCCACAAGTCTCCCGGCTTGGTGACTGGCTCGACGTGTTCAGGGATGTGATCCTTGTCGCCTTCCTCTGGAGGAGCCATGTCTTGCACCATCTTGTCGATCTCCTTGGAGTTGAATCCACTGAGTGCGGCTTCGATGCTGTCATCGTTCTCAAGTGCGACAAGTGACTGGGCAAGCTGGTCATCATCCCATGCGGCCAGCTCTGCGGTTCTGTTGTCGGCGATGGCGAAGGCCGTCTGACTCGGTCCCTCGAGCTGGCTCACGACCGTTTCGATCTTCTTCCAGCCGAGTTGCCTCGCTGCTTCGAGCGTCCCGTTCCCTGCGATGACTTTGCCTTCTTGGTCGATGACGATCGGCTTCTGCTGGCCGAAGGCTTCGAGGCTTTCCCTGATTGCTTCGAGGTTGCG